ATATCCATACTATTATTTATACCACCTTAACATAGTGATATTCTTCACTGTTCTTTAAAGAGAACTAAATTACTCTTTCCCAGTGAGAATATGTGAATGTCACTGCGAATTCTTCTAAAGCGTTTTCAGTTTCATAGCTTAATGCTATTGAACCGATTTCTTTAGGGAAGCAGTTGAAAAATTCATATCTCGCCAGGACTGAGTCGTCTTTACCTAACTGTTCGACAAATGCTCTTGATAACAAGTAGTCTGTTGTTGCTGAACCTGTTGATGTTCCGTGACCCTGTATTTCTTGTTGCCATTGTTCTAATGCAGTTCTAGCGGAGAATTCATTATCGTTGATAATTGTCACTTCCCAATCTGCATAACTTCTGTCACCAGCAAGTTTAAGTGTAGTTCCTTTAAACGGTACTAACACTTCACCGAGTGTAGCAGCAGGTATCGAAGCACCTTTTGCTAAGAATTCGATTTTATTTCCTGCACGAGGAAGAAAGACTCGGAATCTGTTTGCCCTTGGGCCACCACCGATTAATTGTGCTTTAAATTGGTCTATTGTTGACATTTATCTTACTCCTGTTAAACTGCTGAATAGATTTCTTCGAACTGAACACCACTTCTAGCAGCGACAAAGTTCAAAGTTATATAGTTGATTGAACGAGCAGGTTTAACGAAGATAGAACATACAAATTCGTTTCTATCCATGACTGAATCAGTGTTGTTTGTTTCATCACAAACTACTGAGAAGTCAATTAAACCTCTTCGGTTCTTCACATCCCTTAAGAAAGGTTCGATTGCAGCTCTGAACTGTGCTCTTGTGAATGCATCATTGTATTCAAAGAGTTGCGCTTGAGCAGCAGTTGATATTGCTTTCTCTAGAACTATGAAAAGTCTTCTCACATTAATTCTATCAAATGCAGAAGGTGTTGTTAATGCAGTCTTATCCCCAAACAGGATTGTACCTTGGCCTGGGAATGTTGTGACTGGGTTAATTCTTGCACGATACAAGTCATCTCTAGATGCTTGTTTGGGGTTGAATGCGATTTTGGTTATACCTAAGTATTGACCTCTTGAGAAACCTGCAGGTGAAACCCATGCATCTCTCTGTAAATCACTTCTTGCCATAATACCTGCTGTGTGTCCATTTGCAGGAATCCAACAGTACTTATCGTTAAATCTATCGTATTGGTAGACCCAAGTTGAGTCTAGGACTGCGAATGAACTTGAAGTTGCAGTGTTGCAGTCTGCTAATACGTTTGTTGATTGTGTTGACTCAGATGAAACACCAACCACTGATGCACGTCTTGGACTTGCGATTACCATACAATCTTTTCTTGCTTCTGCAACTAGAATTGCTTGGTTAGTTTGTGTTGTCCAATCTGCAAGTAGGTCTTGGTCTACTCCTGAACCGTTATCAGTTCTTGTAGAACCTACGATTAGGAAAGACAAGTCTACAGTGTTTGCATCTGCGAAATGGTCTGACCATGCAGTTTGTTTTTGTCCTGCAGTAGTACTTCTACCGTTTGCACCACCACTTAGTGATGAATTTTCAGGTGCAGAAGGTCTACCGAAGGCAGCACTAACTGAATCAGCGTGTGATTTCTCAACAGCCGCACCTGCGTGAGTTCCAGTTGAGTGACTTGCCCAATAAACGTAGTTTGATTTTGTTTCTAATACGTCTTTATAGTAGTTTGATGCACCTTGTGAATCTTTACCGTCTGATGCACATGATAAGAAACCGTGTGTTTCTAATACAGTGTTAGTTTTACCACTGAATACTCCGTCTTCGTCTACGACTACAACGTGAATTTCATCATCAGAACCACCAGCTGCAAGTGATGTTGCAGATTTGCCTGGGGCTTTACTGAATAAACCGTAATGTTCCCAATATCTATCGATATTAGCACCGTTTGCAACTGCAGTTGTTAATCCTGTTCCTGTAGGTTGACTTAGTGCTTCAATAGTAATTGTTGTTCCACTTGGGGCAGTAAGAACTCTATATTCTGTGTTATGTCCAGCGAATTTAACAATGTCTCTTAATGTGAATACATTCGATGCTGCTACTGTAATTGTAGTTTGTCCAACTGCTTCTGCACCACCTGTAGTAGTGACAGCGTCATTGAAATACGCATCTGAACCTGCACACGTTGATACTTTTAATGAATTACCTTTAGACCCACCGTATTTTGAAATGAATTTTCCAACAGTTCCTGCCTGACCACCTGACTTATATGTGTTAGTGTAGTCTTCACCACCCTTAAGTAGTGAACTGGCTGCACCTGAAGCGTTTGCAGAAAAAATTCCTGTTGAATTAATTCTGACAACTCTTAATGATGAACCATATTTTAGGAAAGATTCTGCTGTGTAAAAATCTTCTGCACCTGCATCTGTATTAGCGGGTGAACCGAATGTGTCTACTAAACCCTTTGAATCTGAAACTGTTATTACTTCATCAACAGGGCCCCATTGAAATGAACCAGCGAATGCACCAGTTGTTGTTGAAACTGCTGGTACAACATTTGTTAAGTCAATCTCGTTGACCTGAACGCCTGGTGATACTTGAAATGCCATACTTTTCTCCTGTTAATGTAAAAAGTTATTGTTTACTGTTTTATTTATAACAATACAGCATCTAACGACACCAATTTACATTCTTCTCTATTATTTATGTTCCTTTAACATACCACCTATCCCCTTCATTATCTACGAAGGATGTAGCTTCGGGTGTCTGATTTCCAGCTCCAAAGATACCTGCAGGTAGTAGGTCGTTTTCTATTAACTTTTGTTGTTCTGCGTACAAAAGGTCTTTTATTTGATGGTTGGTTAAGTGGTGAAAATATTCTGTGGTGACAAACCAACTGAATAGGACACAATTCATTACCAAGTCATCATGATACCCTTTTGCCGCTTCAAACGACATACCTTTATTTATGAATGTCATAAGTTCAGTAATAGTATTTCGGTCACACAAAGTTAATCTATTTTCTTCTAATAACTCTTTAAGTGTAGAACACCCTATTCTCTTAATCTTTTTGTTCATGGTCACACCAATATCATCAACTTTTGTTTGACCCTGAACAAAGACATTCCCATATTCTATATCGAAGTGTAGTTGTGTTGCAACCATTCCACCTTCTGCATTATTCTCAATAATTACTAATGCTTCATTATACGCCTTTGCATACTTATTTATAATATCAGGAAACAGCATAGGTGATATCATACTGTTCCTATAGACTGCAACCTGTTCAAATGGTGAGACTGTCACATCAAACATAGTGAATGTTGAAAAGTCCATCCCCCTACCCTTTGCAACGTCAACCGTACAGACGTATGTGTGGTCGGGAGTGGGTTGTTTGTACATAAAGAAGTCGTCATGACCCCACTCTGCATCTAGAGACCTCATACCCAACAAACAATTTGAACTGATAAGTGTATTACCTGTTCCTAAGAAACTATTACCATACTCTTGTTCGAACTGAGTTTCCGAAGTGTTTGCAATAGTCTCTTTCTTCCATGCCTCATCTCTGCCTGGCACATCGTCCCAGTTAATTGTAAATGACTTGTATTCTGACTGACCATGCACTGCACTTTCATATATCTTGTAGAACATATTACCTACACCGTTTGCAGTAGAGGTAATAATAACCTTAGTTTCTTTACCCGATGTCACCACTGGATATGTCGCAGTATAGAATTCCTCTGCATTTTCTACGAATGCAAACTCATCGAGGTATAGTAGGTTGATTGAAAGACCACGAATTGAACTTGAAGATGTTGCGGCCGCTACTAGTTTACTATCATTCGCAAACTCAATCGAACCTTTGTTCAAAATCTTAACACCTGGCTGTAAGAAGAACGGAACTGACTCTAACATAGTCACGATACGAGAAACCATCTCTCGTGCGATAGCACCCTTGTTAGCGAGGATTGCTACGGTGACTTCAGGATGGAATAATAGATACCATATTAGGTATGCACATGATGTAATTGACTTACCTGACTGTCTAGATGCAAGAACTACGTTGAATCTGTTATCATCATAGTGTTGGATTAATTCTTTTTGATACCCACGGAGTTTAAACTTAACCATACCCTCATCGAGTGAGATGACCTGACAATAGTTTTCAATGAAGTGTGTGGGGTCTTTTGAACACTTAATGTATTCATTTAACTCTTCTTCAGTATACTGGATATCAATTCCAGCTTTCTTGATAAGGTTATTACCTAGATACCCTTCATTCTTCGCATCAGTCATTATTCTTTGTTTTTCTTCAAGTATTTCTGTAAATCTGAAGTGGAACCCACATATAGATGATTGTGTTGTGTTTTTAGATTTGGGTTTTCTGCTTCCAGTTCTTTGACTTTCTTTTGTAAGTCTAGGAGTTTCTCTGCAGTATCCCCAACCGTTTTTATAAGTTGTCCTGCGACCTCATAAGCACGTGGATGTTCGGTTTCCTTGCATAGGTCAAGTATCCCATCAATCGCATCCTGACCCCTCTC